ACTTCTTAAGAGAGAAGCCACATTAATACGTCAGCAACTAAATAAGCATATTCACAATGAAAAGGATAGGCTTAGAACAGAAAAGCAACAAGGAGAAAAGCAAAAAGAGGAAGCTTCGCTTAAATCAAAAAAAGAACTTCAAAACTTCATTAAGAAAAAAGAAGAGTTTTTTGGTGGGAAGGTTTCTCAGAAAGAAAAGAAACGACTGTATAGTTATATAACCAAAGGGAATTTTGCCCAAGATATTTTTGAGTCTCATGCCAATGTTGCGGAGGCCGCTTTTCTATGGCAAAACAAGGATAGGATTTTCAAGATGATTAGAACGCAAGGCGTCGAACAAGGAAAATCTAAAGTTCTTGATGGTATTACATCACCTAGTAGAGGTGGACGTTCTACCAAAAACTTTGAACCTGTAAAAAAAGGTTTCGACCCTAACAAGTTCTTAGGTTAGTAATTGTACAATGTTTATAAAACAATTATTTAATTTTTAAAATTTAGAACAAATGAAAGTTTATTCGGCTAAATATGATGCCAGTCAAGCAACAGCGGACAACTCGCTAACTGCAAATTTATTGAAGTACCCAGAGATTGCAAAAAAAGTAATCGAATTGTACCCACGTTACACTACTACTTACCTACTTGAAAAACTAGGTTTCGGTGCTAGTGAAAAAGTGCTTGGAGACAACTCTTTTGAATGGAAAGCAATGGGTCGTTACAGACAAAAACAAATCTTAGACGCTACGGTTACTCTTGCATCAGACGGTGCAATTGCAGCTGGTGCAGCAATTTCTTTTGATGTAAAAGACCACACAGGAGGAAACACCTGTATGATTAATGCAAATGACATTATTCGTATTGGTGGTTACCAATTCCACGTAACTTCGGTTACTGCAGGTACTGGGTCTGAGGACCACGCTACTGTAGCAACTAAGTCTTTACAAGCTATTGGAAACAGCGTTACTATTGGTACTGCAGATGATGTAGTAGCAATTATTGGTAACGCATTCGGTGAAGGTTCTGAAGGTAGTACTGTAGGAGAGGGTTACTCTTACCCAGAAACTCACAAAAACTATGTAACTATTTCTCGTAAGAAATTAGTTATTGATGCTACTGACTTAACAGACATTACTTGGGTTGAGCACAATGGTCACAGACTATGGTTCTTTACTAAAGAGCAACAAACTGAAGCTCAGTTTATGTACGACCTAGAAGTAATGAGATGGTTTGGTAAATCTACTATGTCTGGAGACATTACCGTTGCTGGTCAACAACAAACTCAGTTATCAGGTGTACCTGTTATTGGAGATGGTCTTTTTGAGCAAATCAAAGGTGCTAACACTTTGACGTATGGTACTAACGGTGCTAATAATGCAGAATTATCTGTAGATGTTTTAACTGAATTCATTGGTAACCTTACCATGAATGCACAAAACGCTACAGGTAACGAGTATGTAGTATTTACTGGAACACAAGGAAAAGTTCAGTTTGCTAAAGCAATGAAAGATTTCTTAGTATTAAACGGTGCTGGTGGTGCTTCTGTATTAGTAGATAAAGCTGGACAAGATGTAGCTTTAGGTGCAAACTTCTCTACTTACTACGCATTAGGAAATAAGATTACTGTAGCACACTGCCCAGTATTTGATGACCCTAATATTGCTCCTAACCCTGCTTACGCTAATAATGATGCAATTGGAAGCACGTTTAAAGCTACTACTGCTCTTTCAGGAGTTATGGTATTCTTAGACATGAGTGTAAACCAAGGTGTAAGCAATATTGAGCTTATTGCTAAAGGTGCAGAAGGAGTTAACCGTAACTGGGTTAAGAAATACGTACCTGGAATGATTAACCCTTACGATTCTAAATCTATGCTTGCTGCTTCTGGTGATGACAAATTTGAATGTCACTGGTTAACGCAATCTGGTATTATTGTAAGAAACCCACTTTCTTGTGGTATTTTGAAGCCGTTTAACGTTTCAATCTAATAAGTGTATAATTAAGCGCACCCCTTCGGGGGTGTGTTTATTTTTATAAATTAAAAACAAAAAAAGCAAAGATTATGGCAGAGCAAAATTTCGTAAAGTACGAGTACTACAAACACAAAAATTTTAATTTTTATGAGTTTAGTTCGTACAGATTAAAAAACGGTAAACTTGTTACATATGAAGATATTAATGGTTTATCTAGTAAACTTAGGTTTACAAACCCAGTAGTTTTATTAGACATGAGCAATGAAGGGCATGTTTTAATAGATGAATTTTTAAAAGAAAGCCCTTTTGTTTTATCGGGCGAGTGGTCTAGATTAGATATAGCAGAGCAAGAAAGAGTTAAAACTAAATCTACTTTAGATTCGGCAAGAGCTATTATTGAAGCTGCAAAGATGTCAGACAAAGATGTTGTAGATTATGCTACATTATCTGGATATAATTTAAATTCAGATTTAGATGTACTTAGAGCTAAAATAATTGAAGTAGCTCAATCTAGTCCTGATGCATTTATGGATAAGCAATTTGACCCTGAAAAAGACTTAAGAGTATTTATCATTCAGGCGTTAAAAGCAAAGAAGCTTAACCTTAAGAATAACACTTACTTCTATGGAAAAGAAGCGATTGGAACTAACGAAGAACAAGTACTAGTTTGGCTAAAAGACCATAAAGATATTTTAGCTATCTTGAAGAACGAAATTCGAGGTGAGAAATTACCTAATAAAAAGAATGCTAAAGCTTAAGTAAAATGGATGCAGCTGCTGCTAGAACTAGGATTAGAAACATTATAGATAGTGAAGCTACGGCTTTCTTTATTGACGCAGACTTAGATGCTTTTTTAGCAATGGCGACAGAAGAGTTTATTCAGCAATATTATAGTGCTTTTGAAACTACACAAGATAGTAGAGATAAACTACAAAAACTAGTTATATCTAAAGACGTAAGTTTAGTAGATGGTACAGCTAGTGCTATAGATACATTAGACGGAGATGACACATACGGTAGATTTTTATCAGCTTATGTAAAAACCTCTCCTAATGTAAATGTAAAAGTAGTTCAGATAGGTGATATAAGTGCATACTTAAATGACCCTTTTAATAAAGCTGATTCTTCTAACCCTGTTATTTACTTTCAGGGTGGTAATGTAAACTCTATTGGGTTTGCTTCAGCAACTGTTTGTGTTTTTACTTACTTACAGCATACAACATTGTTTACTAACTTAGATGCGACTACCCATGAAGAGGTATGTCAGATTGCAGCTCGTAAAATCTTGGCGACATTGGGAGACCCAAGATACCAACTGATTCAGGCAGAAATAACTGAACGACGAGTATAACGATGCTTTTTGCTCCCTGCTTTCTAGAAAGGGTGAGGTAGGGAAACTTACTTTGCCCTTTCTTATTAATAAAAAACTATGGCAACACTAAACGAAATTGCGTACAACATTAAAAACCTCGTATCAGGAGGTGTAGCTTCTGACGATTCAGATGTATCACTGAGACAGATAAAGTTTATGGTAAACTACCATAGAGCTAATTTATTGATTCAGTATACTGACAACGGGAAGAAAGCTTCTAATGCTATTTTTCAAGTACACTCTACTACCCCCAGCTCTAATGGTATAGAGCTTGGTTTGGTAGGATTCAATGACAATAGAGCTATTAGAAGTATTGCTTACAAAGATGACTCTTCAGTAGATTCTTCTTACGTACCATTGCCTATAGTTCAAAATCATGACCGAGTGTTCGTGAACAACTCTAGGTTTATACTTAAAGGAGGGAGTAAGATTTCTACGCTTTCCGATAGGAAACTATATGTTTGGGAGGGTGAGTCTTTGGTTAGTGACGGTTCTCTAGAGATAAATGGAGTATTTTCTGACCCTACTACAGTTTCTTCTTATAGTAGCGATGAAACTACTCAATATCCTATTCCAGAAGAATTAATCCCTCTACTAGTTCAAAACGTATTGCAACTAGAGTTTAATGTTATGTTATCTACAAATGCAAAATCAGCTAATAACCAAGTAGACGAAAATGCGGGAAGTAAAGAACCAGGAGTACAGTAAAAAATACAAAAACAAGTATACTACTTTAAAAGATATTTACGACTCAATTAAAAAAGAAATTAGAGTCAGTGGTACAACAAAGGACAGAATGCTATCGTATAGCGAATATTATGCGATTTTAGAAGCTTTTTTAGAAGAATGGATTAATGTTATAGCTAAAGAACAAGAAGTCCTTAAAATGCCTTTAAACCTTGGGAGTATGTATTTAAAGAGGTTTCCTCACAAAAGACCTTTTCATGTACGTATAGACCACAAAAAATCTAAAGAAGAAAACAAAATAGTATTGTATAAAGTACCGATACTTGATGACGAGTATACAAAGGTAATGTGGGATAGACCCTATAAACACAGTAAATATAAAGTGTTACCTTTAACAAGATTTAAAGCATTAATAAATAATTAAGATGAAAGGAAGTCCTAAAATTAGTGTAAAGCAAGTGGTAGCAGCAGTAATACGTAATTTAGGTATACAAGACGCAGCAAAAGAGTTTCACAACTTTGTAGAATGGTCTTTTGAAGCTGAAAAGAAAATTGGTTCTTATCTTACGTTTGACAAAAAAATAGCAACTCTTACAGTTACAAGTAAAAAAGTTTTATTACCAGAAGATTTTATAAATACAATAGAAATACTTTCTGAAAACGGTGACTACGATACTACTAACTGTTACTCTTCAGGAAATTATTTAAATATTGACGTTTCTGATAATACTATTATAAAATTACATTACGAAGCTATAAGCACAGATGATGATGGTTATCCAACTATATCGGCTGCACATGAAGACGCTATAGCTGCTTACATTATGTACAAGTACAAAGGAAGAGAGTATTATAATCAAAAACTTCCTAGATATGTATACCAAGACTTAAAAAATGAATGGTCCAACTTATGTGCTCAAGCTAGAGGTAAAGACAATATGCCTTCTAAACAACAATGGAGAAATATAGGTAAATACTGGAACTCATTACAACCTACAAGAGATACAACTCGTAAATTATTTTAATTATGGCAGAGTCTAATAAAAAACCAAATTCCTTTACTAAAGGAATGCAATCAGATATAGACCCTAATTTACTGCCATCCGAAAGTTATAAAACTGCAATTAATGCTCGCTTAATGACTAAGCAAGATAATTTGTTTGTTTTAAACTCAGCTGAAGGTAATGCTTTAGCTAGAAACTTATCAGACGCACAAAAAACTTTTAGCAGTTTAACTTTTGGTACACTTAGTACTGATACTAGAACAATTGGTAGTACAAACTACGATGTAAGTCGATACATTGACAACATCATAGCATCTATTACATTTGGAGGTGCTACACACGTTACCACTTATTATCATGTAGATGGAGAGAGTTTAGACGAAGAAGTTTTAATTATAAATGCGTTTAATCAGCTAATATACCCTGAAGTGGAAACTACAGGCTCTGCTGCAATTAAAGCTGCGTTTGATGTCAACATATCAATAGCAGACAAAACTCTTCAATTGATACCTTATTACTCGTCCTCGATAGGGGATTACTCTATAGCAGCTACAGCTCAAGAAAAATCAGCTACATTTCAATCTTATGTTGGATACACTCTAGCAGAAAGAGGTAGCCTTGTAGATACGTCTTTAGACTTTACTACTACGTTTGGTATAGAAACTCGAAGTGATTCTGTACCTTCAATTAGTGACAACTGGTCAGGAACAGATAGCGATATTACTATATTAGGTTATGCTTCTGCTTTACTTACTACATATATAGGACTTCCTTATTCTAATGCAACTAAAAACAATTTACTTACTGTAGCTACAAACTCAGGAGAAAATGCTATATATTTTATTTCTAAAACTGACCAAACAGTAAGTTTTGTTCCTTCGATGACAAGGACCTCTACTGCTGACGTAATTACTAGTGCAGCTTTTACAGGTGCAATTGTAGCCACAAATAATGGTAACGGATATACTGTAGCAAACAAAACCATGACATTTGATACTAACTCTAGTAGTACTAGTTACCAAATAGTTGGTTTAGAAACGTTTAGCGATTACATGATTGCTTTGTGTCATAATGCTGCTACAGGAAAAGATAATATTATAAAATTATCTGTAGCTGATAATGGAACTATTACTACTGCAGAAACTATATTTGGAGAGCTAGATTTAGGTTTTACTGCTAAAACATTGGTAAGAACAGAAAAATCTGAAGAGAATGAAAAGTTTCACAGGTTATACTGGACTGATGGAACAAACCCTTTAAGAACTGTAAACTTAAAAGAGTCCGTATCTTATTATCAGAATTTAACATCTGCTAATGAGCTTAATGTTTTTAACAGTAAATATCAGAAAGCCCCTAACATTACTTCTATACTTACAGGTGGTTCGGTAAGTTGTGGTTCACATTCTTACTGTTATAGGCTTAAGTCAGAAGATGGTAAGCTTTCAAAAATATCTAATATATCTGAACCTATTCATGTAGCTAAAACTAGTAGAATAGCAGATTACCACGAAATAAAAGGTGGCCCTCCAGAAGGAGCTAATAATATTTCTAATTCTAGTGTAAAGATAGAAGTAGACGGAATATCAAGTGCTTTTTCTCAAGTTGAAATTATTGATATTTTATACATAGATGAGATAGGGTCTATACAACCTAGAATTATAGGTTCAGGTTTAGTAGAAGACGGTAAGTTTACTTATGTACATAACGGTAATGAAACAACCACTGAAATAAGTATAGCTGAAATATTTAAAACAGAAACCGTTTGGAGCACGTGTAAAGACTTAGCAATAAAAGATAATAGACTATTTGCAGTAAACCTATCTAGTGACTTAAGTGATATTACAGAAAGTTTTAGAGTAAAGT